GCTTACCTTGTAAATCTTTTATTAAAGCTCTCCAACCTTCTATTGGTGAATTGAATTTAGCAAATCCACCTTTACCTTGTGATGCCCCAATTTGTCCTACATATCTTAAATTACCAGGATTATTATTTGCTAGAGCAAGACCTGCTCCTATTTTTATTGAGCTTGGATCTTTATATGATGTTCCCATTACATTTGTTTGTTTTAAATTAGCATTAGATAATGGTATTTTCAATGTTTGTAATATTTCTTCATTAGTCCAAGGTTTATTTGTGTAAGGATTTATACCTTCTGGGATATTAGGATTTAACATTTTATTTATAACTTCACGTTCGCTTGGATGAGTACTGCCATAATCTATAATTTTTTGTTCTGGCGATTCATTTGCTCCAACATTTAACATACCTCTTCCTTCATCTACTATTCTTTGATAATCATTAATTAATTGATCCAATTCTGCCTTAAAGGCTTTTTCATTTACCTTATAGCCTTTAACTTTTCCATTTTTACTAAGCATTTCCCAAGTACCAAGTGCCGTAGCAGCAGCTTTTAATATATCCATTTCCCTATCAGACAAAGCACCAAATGTAGCACCTTCTTGTTTAGATTTTATCAATTTATTTAAGGCTAATTGAGAAACTAATTTATTTGCTTGTCCTAAAAATGCATCGCGAGAACCAATACCAATCCAATTTCTAGTAATAAGTCCTGTAAATCTTGGCCCAACAGCTTGATCAAGTCCTTTATGTTCTTTTAATGCTTTAATTTGATCTATCATTCTTTGTGCTTCATCTAAAGTTTTTTGAGAAGGAGGTAGTGTTGCGGTAATATTATTAACTTCAGTTTTAAGCTCGTTTGGAACATCTGAAAACTTTCTAAGCCCATCTCTTACATTTTTAGTCCAATTTAAAGCATCTTCACCTATACTCTGTCCTCCATAATTATCAACATTTGACCAAATTGTATTCCACATACCTGTATTTGGATCTTTCTCTACTAATGATGTCGTTCCATCTGGATTAGATATTTCCATTGTTTTGCCCTCATTAATTGGATCATTTAATTTAGTAATGTTATCTAGTGTTTTCATAACTTCTTCTGCTGTGAAATCACCATTATCATAATTTAAATACTTCATCATTGTTGCGACATCTGTAACACCTTGATTGTATAAACCAAGTACCGCCATATCTCTAGTAGTTTTTACTATTGGCGACATTCCTGTTTCTTTACCATAATTATCTATTTCTTGTAATGCTAGTCTATAATCAAATTCATTACCCTGAAAACCACTTAACTTAGCTGCGCTAAATTCTTTCATAAAATCTGTATTTGTAGATTTATATAAATCCAATTCATATTTTAAAACTTCCATTTCAAATTCATTAGCTGCTTTAATTGCTTGATTAGCTTCTACTAATTTTTCATTATATCTCCTAAGTTCATCTTGTTTAGTTTCTCTTAAAGTCTTTAAATTTTCCATTTTAATAGCAAACTTAGTATATTTTCTGTTTTCAAATGCGGTCTTTGCATCAGATATAGCCTGAGATTCAGAACGTGCTATTTCTGCTATCCTTGCACTGCCTTGTTTGATTTCCTCGCCTATAATTCCACTGATTACAGCATTAGCATATTGAGCAGAACCTGTCCTATAGCCCATTGTTTTATAGGCTTGTTTTCTAGAATTATTAACTATTTCCATATTTCTAGTCATTTCACTATAAGTATTTCTAATATTCTGTGCTTCTATTTGATAAGCAGGATCATTTAATATATTATAACTATTAAAATTACTAATTAAATTTTCAATTTCACCAGTTACTGCGTCTATTTCTTGTTCTGAATTTGAAATTAAACCCGTAATGCCTATATTTGATAGAGCAAATGAAGATATAGCTGTAAAAGTACCATCAGAATTTTGTTGCCATCCTTCAAAATTACCTCCATTAACCTCTAATGCTTCTTGAAAAGTTAAGTTGAATCCTTGTGATTGTTCCTCTGTTGTGATAGGAGTAACTGGTTGTTGTATGTTTCCAATTTGAGTCAACTGTTCATTTAAATCATTTAAAGTATTTGTAGCACCATCTACACTAATATTTGAAATATCACCATTGTCTATAGGTGGTGGTGTTAATGGATTATTTAATACATATTGAGCTTCTGGCGAATCAGTAGAAAAACCAACACCAGCTGCTTGATTAGCATAAATAGCGTCTATTATGTCCTGATTTAGTTCTTCGTCTGGCATATCTTTATTTTATTTTAATATTTAATATCTTTATCGCAAGCCGTTACAAAATGTAATGAGTTGAGGGAAAAGATTATTTTTCAATAGCAAAGTAAGGAATTGTTAAAATATCTACATAATTATTACCGCCATATGAACCTATGCCAAAAGCTATCCCGCTATTATCATTTGGCAAAGTAGTAGTTAAAGTTTGTTTTAAAATTCCATTAACATAAAATTTAGCATTAACCGCTGGGTTCCACTCAATCAGATAAGTATTAAGATTATTTATTCCCCCCACAATTCCAGTAATAGCCGCTGTAGTGTGTCCCGTACTATTCGCTGTATTAGCGTATAAATTACCTAAAGCATCAACAGAAAATCTTACTAATTGTTGGTTAATACCATAATTAGTCCAGTCGCTAGGTGTTGATGATCTACCAAGCCCCCAAGACATTTGTTCAGACCCAAACGAAGAAACTTTAACCCCAAATTCAACAATAACTGTTTTATCATCACTCCAATTTAAAGTTGTTCCATCATCCTCTAAAAAAATCGCGTCTACAGTAATTAAAGCCCCACCAGAAGCGTTATTATCAACAAAAGAGCCTCTATATGACGGAGTTAAGGTAGTAGGAGTCCAAATACCAGTTATTAAAGGAATGCTAAAATTGTAATATGTTTTTGCAGGGGTGGCGGATTTTATGCCATTAAATAAACTATAATCGTGGGTATGAAGCGTAGTCGCTTGACCATTTATCAAAGGGGCAGTTGAAGTAGCTCCTATAATCGTATTACTCGATAAGGTAGCTGTCTGTCCGTCGGCGATTTGAAAATCTTTTGTTAAGTTGACATTACCATTAATAGTAGTCGTCGCCAAAGTAGTAGTAGCACTAAAAGTAGTAGTAGCACTATAAGTATGTAAACCAGTCCAAGTATAATCTTCAGTTAAATCTATAAATAATTGATTTAATTTACCGTCCGATTCTGTAATTACAACAGTACTCGTAGCAACATAAGGAGTAGAAGTACCAAATTTAGCTGGAATAAATATTGGATCATCAATACCTAAATCAGTCCCTTCTGAAACTTGTAATTTAGTGGCTTCTCTTACAATACCAGCTACATCAGCCGTTGAAGTAGCAGCACCTTGATTAGCTATATTATCAGCATATTGCTTCGTAACAAATTGATAAGTAGTAGTAGCTGTACTTAAAGTTGAAGTTGCTACTGGGTATCTATCAAATACCCATAAACCGGTAATTTCTTGATCATTATCTTTAGCAGCAAATTGTTCAAATAATTGTGGTGGATCAGAAAATATTACTTGTGAACCACCAGCGTGAGAAAATTGTAATGTTGAACTTGCTGTATAAGGAGTAACTGGTGATAAACCACGGATACAACTAGATAAAGTAGCAGTACCACCAGAATTTTGAACCACTGTAGTACAAGAAACAATTTCTTGGCGTGATTTACTACCAGGTTCTAATGTTATATAAAAAGTATCAGACAAATCACTATCTTGAATCTTATAACCATTTTGAGGGATAGTTAAATTTTGTAAAGTTAAAGAAGTATCTGATGATGATAAGCCAGAACCTGCTAAATTATAAGTTGAGCCTGCTATGGGTTTAACTGAAGAACCAAGTTCTTGATTATTTAACTCTTCTTGACCTTGAATATAATTCAAAATTGCCATATTTTGATCAAAATTATCAAAAGGCTTATAATCACTTAAATTAGCTATAATACCTGCTCTTAGAGCCATTTCTGACCTCTCAGAGTGCGTTAAACCATACTCCCATAATTGTTTAGCTTGAACACCACCTATAATAATCAAAATTGTTACTACAGATGCTATTAATGATTGTAAGATTATTTTTTTCATATTATTTTATATTAATTTATATTTATTTAAAGTAACTATTTTTTCTTATTTATCGGTTTGCGTTTAGATATTTGATAATTCGCACCGTGGTATAATATTGCCCAATATCTATCTACATTATTAGTTGAAAAAATAGGCGATATTTCAAAAAAATCTTCTTTAGCTACTTCCAATATAGCTGAAAATCTACGAGCATTTTCTGGTGGATTTAATAAACCACCTAAAGGATTAATAGCTAATGATTGTTGAGCCAATGAATTAAAACCTATATTACCTTCTAAAATATCTTCATCACTACCATTAATAGTTAATTCAATAGATTGAATATAACCACCATAATCATAATCTAAAGTACATATTAAATCAGTAGTATTGGGAGTTATTTCTCCTTTAACATAGTATTCATCAAAATTTTTTAAATTAGCTGGTTTTTTAAAATTATTATAAGCAAATACTGCTTTAGCATCTATAGGCAGTTTGTTAGCAACGGGCATATTGTAATATTGTCCATCACTTTGCCCATAAAACATTAAATAAGTTTCAGGTACAGCATTAGAATGACCGTATAATTGTTCACCCTTGCCATCACCAACATCAAACGCAGTCATTGCCCCTACTGGTAAAACTGATGGTGGATTCCAATAACGTTTTAATTTGCCATTAGCATCTTCAATGTAATTTAACATATAAACGTGTGAGGTTTGTGGGACTGATATTAAAATCATATTCTTGTACCAAGATATATAAACATCAGGTATAGTTCCATTATACCAATCTTCAGCATCAAAATCTGGTTTAATTGGATTAGAAAGTGTTTTAGGATTAAGTCCAGCTAGATTATCAGGATTACTTACAATTCTTAAAGCTACTTCATTAGATAAGTAAGCAACAGAATCACCAATTTCTAAAACTGCTTCTTGCGATAATGCTCCTTGATTCTCACCAGTATCTAATTTTTTAATTTTTAAAGTCTCTGCTAAAGTGGTAGTAATTGCTACTTGTTCAAACTCTACTTTAAATGCCGTAGAATTGCCTGAAAATATTGTTAAAATAGAACCTATTGATGCTATAGCACGAGTTGGATCTGATAAAGTAAGCAAAGCTCCTTCACCAGATACTCTTGGTGAACTAAATGTATAATCTGTAAAATTATCATTTGCTGATATATAAACCTCTTCATCGTCATTGCTACCAACTACTGCTTGGTTTTCAAATACATAAATAGTATCATTATTTCTATCAGCTGATGGTGTATTGCTATTAGTTACTATTTTTTGAACCAATATATCACCAGCAATCATACCATCGGTAATAGGTGAACCAGTAACTCCAGTCAAGGTAGTGGTATCAACACCAGCAGTATAAGCAAATTCAGTTCCAGTCCTAACATTAACTAAAGTCATATCACGAGTAGCATAAAAACGATTTTGACCAAAAGTACTAGTACCTGCTTTAGTAATAGTATCAACAGTTACACTACCAACTACTGCTACAGCCCCACTCCATTCATAAATATTATCATCACCTATGACTATTAAAAAAAGATCTATATTTTCAGTAGTATCAAACCAAGTGGTTGCTCTCATTAATTCAGTAGTTGACCAACCATTAGATACTCTAGTCCAAGCATTAATTTCTATGGTGTCAACAGTTCCTAGGTATATTTCTAATTCATCATCATAGAATCTAAGAGGTGCTTTAAAACCAGTAGATGTATTCCAAGACCAAGCATTTCTAATTTGTGTAAGTGAAGCATTAGCGTCTCCCAATCTATAATAACCAGATCTTATTTTAACTTTATTTTGGTAATCTATTAAAACATTTTTACTACCATCAATTAGTAAACGATTATCTGTTATAGATGGATCTGTTGATGTTTGATAACCAAGTGTTTCTTCAGCTAATGAAAAATTATTCATAATTAATGTAAATAACTATTACTAAAAGGGGACGAACCATATTTAGAAATTGCTTTTTTACTCATTGTTGGATTCTCTGCTTTATATTTTTTATATAATCCGGGCTTAGTTCCAACTCCATATAACTCTTTTTCAGCCCAATTTATATCAAAACTACTATCTTCACCTTCCATTTGATGAGCACAAGCTATTAAAGATTCAAGTAAAAATATTTGAATAGCGTCATTATCAAGCAAAACAGTTATAGCATTATTGGTTGGTCTTGAAAGATATGTACCAGCAGTATTTCTAAATATATACTTTGAATAATATTTTATATCAAATGCTCTACCAATATTAAAAATTAAATTATCAATTCTAATGTTAGATATAGCAGCATCTACATCAAATGTAATGCTAGCACTATCTATAATTGCTGGATCAACTGTTCCAGTTTCTGTTGCTGTTGACCAAGGTGTCTTAATTAAATTCCAACCTACTTTAAAAGTAGAGCCGTCTGCTTGAGTAGTTTGTGCTACACCTATCCAATAAGCAGTAGTTAAATCATTACCCCATATAATAGAAGCTGAGTTTATATTGGCAAGATCAATAGTATCCTTGATATAAAACCATAAAAATATATCAGCATTCTCATCTTCATTAGTCATATCAACAGCAGTTAAGGTAGTATTTTGTATTCCATCACCACTTGCTGCCAAATCAACCTTAATTGAACCACCACCAGAATGATAAATGATAGTATCTTGCTCTACATTTGATGCTGTTCCAACCGCTGACCAAGTACCATTATCATCTACATCATTTAAAGTACTCAAAACTTTACCAGCTCTACTACGCCAGTTAATACGTATAATCTTACTGCCTTCACTTCCTTCAATAGATACTTTTTTATCTCTTATAGATTTTTGTAAATCAAAATAGTTAGCTACAATACGTTGTGCCGAATCACTTATTTCTCTTTCATCTTGAGGCATTAAATCTATAATTTTTTTATAATCAGAAGGTAAAGAATAGGTATAAATATCATCATAAATAGTACTATCTAAACCTTTAGTTCTAATAGTATCTACTGGATCTAATTTAGATAACATTGTATTAGCTACTCGTTCAAATAAATATTCAATATTACGAACCTTATTCAAAGTTCCACCGTGTAACATCCCAATTAAGTTATCCTTAACTTCTATGATTGTTAGACTCATTTTATTTGTAATTAACAATTATTGTAGCAGCGGCTGTGCTACTTGCATAAATATGACCATAAATCATATTATTTGGTGATATTTCAAAAGTAGAAATAGGAGCACCAGCTTTTTTAGCTTCAAGTAAAATGCCATCAGTATTAGCAAGAGGTAATGATGTAAGTGCCGTAGTAGTTGCATATAACCAAATATCAACGGCAGTATTATTCTGAAATAATGCATAACGTCTGTTAGCATCTAATGTTAAGACTTTAACAGGATTGATAGCTGATGTTGAAGTGGCTAAACTTGTTAAGTCGTCAATAGTATTAAAACGAGATTCTTGACCGCCACCAAGTTGATTAACTGCGTCATCGGTTCTACTCATTGAAAATACTATCAAAATTATAAGTACTATTAAAAGTACTGATGATGTAATGATTAATCTTTTCATAATTTTATTATTATATTATTAAATAATCTATTCTGACCCCCCAACAAGTGAGGAGTCATAAAGAATATCTATTGACCAAACGTTATTATGTTTACTAGAAAATCAGTAGTAGCTGTTCTTATAAACCTAAGCATAGCACCAGCTCCTTCATTAATTATTAATGTAGTAGATGCATTCTGAAAATTCATACCAGCTCCTTGTGCTAAAGTTAAAGCATAAGTAGTAGTTGTAGAATTTTGAATCATTACATCTTTTACATCACCAGCCGTTGGAGCAAAAGTACTAAGAGTTGAACTAGCAGGGAATGTTAATGTTGTAGCAGTAGTAGCAGCTAATGTAGGAGCTACTAAAATCACATTTTCTGTGTCAAATTCAGCTGCTGTAAGAACAGCAGCAGCACCGGTAGTTGTAGAAGTAATACCACCACCTTGAGTGAAATTACCAACTATCGCAGCTCCAGTTATAGTTAAGGTTGTACCTCTGACTTCACCAGCTGATGGTGATGTAGAATCAACACTAATTCCATTAGGAAACCTTGTGCCAGAAGCACCAAGCATCCCCGTATCTAATGTATTTGGATCTGTATTATAGATATTCACGGTATCCGCACCTTCAAATACAGTGTTAGCACTACCTGAATAAGCGTAACCTATATAACCAACCAACATTATCATAGACAACACGAATACCGATACAATAATTTTTCCATACTTATCCATAAGTATATTTGATTAGTTTATTAAGTAGTACCATTAGAACCTATATAACCAGTCCAAGAACCAGGAAATACTGTTTCGTTGTATTTAGCTTTTAAGTTCCAACTATCATTATCTGAATATTTTGGTTCAATCATATCAGTTGTTAAACCATAGAATACTTTTCTTGTAATCATGTGGCTATCAGATATTAAATGAAATGATGTATTTGCGTTTGTAGCTGTATTATAAGTTGAGCCTAAGAAAATAGAAGCTCTAATTTGTACCTGACCATAATCTGTCTCAAAAATATTTAGATTATTTTCAGCACTATCAGCTATTAAGCTTGAATCTTGTACTTCCTTAGCTGTCTTATAAAGTAGGAATGGGATTAATATTCCACTATAAACGTATGAACCTGCTTCACCATCTTGAGCTTTTTGATTTGCTAAAGAAGTTGTAGCTGTCCATAAATTATCGGGAGTCAATGAACCTGTTTCTAGGTTATCAACTGTATATCCTGTTAAAGTTGTATGACTATTAGAAGCTAATGCTTGGCCATCTGGTGTAGTATTAATACTACCTGAGAAGGCATCACCATAAGTTTCTAAAATAGCCTCTTTGTCTTGTGTAAGTCTGGCTCTGTCGCCAACTTGTTCACCGATTTTAACTCTTTTGCCGACTTGATCAGCTCTAAATGCTTCATCAGAAATAGGAATTAATTTCGTATATTTCTGTGATGCTTTAGTTTTTGTATTGCCAATCCAAGTATCAGAAGCAAGAATTTCTTCTTGTTCTGCTGTTTTATCAAAGCTACCAACATTAGAATCTTCATCCCAGATGAAAGCTAATGTATCAGTATTACCTTGCTTGAAAAACATTGGATCACTTGCTGATAAATATTGAGGCTGCATTGTTCTTTCATATCTTTCATACATTACAGTGTCAATAGCAGTTTGACTTTTTGTTACTTAGTACTTATAAAAAGTGCTATGGATAGGTCATTTCTGCCTATCTCTACCGTTTCATTTTGTTATAGCGGTAGGTCGGACTATTACTTCATCCTTCTATAAGGAGCTTTCTCATTTAGTCTCTGCAACTGCCTTTCGGCTTGTTGAGCGTTGTCCACTTCTGGGTTTTCGCCATTAATTAGAGAAAGTTTGTTCATCCATATTACTATGGAGTGCAGCTCAAACTATTTAACCGCATCTTTACTAAGAGCACCTGTAAAACCACCAGTTTGCATAATTTTTTTTAATTAGTTTATTAAGTAATATAATCGTTATCAATACGATAGGCTAATGGATCAACCAATAAATCTAGTGTACCAGCAGCAGCGTCACCTTCCAAAATTTGGAATAAGTCAGTGTCTTGTCCAGCAGTATCTTTAACGGTATAAAGTTCTCCACCATCTGCTGCGCCAGTTGCGTCATAATCTATTCTGGTTACATCACCAATAAGTGCTAAAATCTCAGCATCTGTATCAACATTACCTGAAGTTTCAGCTTTACCTCTAATCCTACCAGCATAAGGAATTGGATTAGTAGTAACTACTGTTTGAGCAATTAGTGTACCAGTAGTTAGCGGTAAACATCTTTTAATCGCAATTCCACCAAAATAATTAGTACCATTAGTTACAAAATCAGCAGCGGCAAGTACGTAAGTATTAGCTGAAGCAACACCACTGCTTAGAGTGGCTGCACTGTACAATGGTTCACCAATTTCAAATCTTGTAGCAGAAGCGGCAACACGTCTTGGTAAAGATACCTGTGGACCTCTTACTTGTAAATCACCTTGTGCCATATATTTTTTGTTATACCAAAAGACATTAAGTCTTTTAGGTTTTGTTGATTAACGTCGTCCTTATTAAGATTAAATCTATTTAAAGACTTTGCTTTTTTTTAAAGCGTTGTTATTGATTATGATCTGGCTTGAGATAAGCCTTCTACTAATACTTTACCGGTAGCTGGATCTCTATACATTACAGTACCATTAGGCAATTTCTTTTCATGCCTTTTAGTATTGTAATTGTAAACAAATCCTCCGGATAAGAGTACGGATTTAACATCAGGAGCTAATTGAGGTTCTTTGCCTTTTGGTTCTTCTTGATAAGTCCCAGAAGAATCTCTATTAACTCTTTCCTTACCACTTAAAGCTCTTAAAGCTTCATTTCGCTCAGAAAGTAGCTTTTTTTTATTAACGATTACATAGATTTCTTCAATCTGTTCATTTATAGACATTCCTTGAGGAAATGTTCTACCTTTCCATTTCTCGATAATAAGTTCTTTTTCGGCAGGTTCAGAAGCAAATTGTTCAGCTAATGAATTAGCTTGATTTTCTAAGATTAGTTTAGCAATCTTTTGATTTTCTTCTTGAATCATAGAGGCTACTTCTTCTTTGCTTAGACTTTTAATTTCTTCCTCTTCTTCCTCTTTTTCCTCTTCTTCGTAATCTTCACGTTTAACTTTAAAGCGTTTTTTGGCTAAAGCCTCTTCAGCTTTTCTGCGAGCTTCTTGAGCTATTTTAAGCTCAGCTTCATAATCTATTTTGTCAGTGGACAAATCCTTTGGAAGTTCTTCTGTTGGAATACCTCCTTCAGCCTCTGGCGTGGCATCTACTATTTCAGGTTCAGTAGTCAAACCTTCTTCTTTTTTAGTCATATAGACATCTCCAGATTAGCCCATTTGATAAGTTTAGGAGTATAAACTTTGAGCATCAGGCCTAGCCTGTATTATATTTTCCAAATCCCTTTTGTATTGATTTAAGTCTAGTATTAATACAATCAAAGACGAAAGTCCAAGATTTGCCCATAATAAGATCTAAATCATTGCGAGAAAGGATAAACATTTGTTTATTAGCTTGATATTTAACGTCAGCTTGTAATATCTTCCATAACTTAGAAGTTAATAAAGTCTGACTTTCAGCTATAAGTAAATCTTTTTCGGCTTGTAATAATTCTCTATCCATAAATCTCCATACACCATTTTTTTCTTTTAGAATATCATCTGCCGATATAGTATTAAAGAGCTTCTTAATGCTTTCTGTTAATATCAAGTGCTTTTCTTCTTTATCTAAACTTGATAAAATCTCTTCTAAATTATTATAACCGCCTAATTTTGTAATTAACCATTGTTTCATTTATTTTTCTCAGTTGCTTCATTTTTATTCTCAGTTGCTTCATTTTTATTCTCAGTTGCTTCATTTTTATTCTCAGCTGCTTTCTTTTTATTCTCAGCTGCTTTCTTTTTATTCTCAGCTGCTTTAAGTTCAGGAGTTAATTCTTTACCATCTGAAACTTCAATTAAATTACCCTCTAAATCACTTAAGACTAAAATAATTTTTGGCTTTTCAATAGGAACTATATTGCCTTTCTTACTAGCATTTACATCATAGAAGCAACCATTTTTAACTTTACGACCATTTTTGGTAATTAAACCGCCTAAACGATCATAAGCAGCAAGTAATTGTTCTTCTGTATAGCTTTCACCAACTCCACCATATAACTTACCACCGTGTCCCATAGAACCAAAAATGGCACGGTTTATCTTTTCTGCGTTTTTTAAATTGTAACATTTTATCTTCATATATTTTTTTATTGCACAACATTACCTTGAATTTGTGGTTGTTGTGTTTGATTAATTAGTTGATTAGATATATCCGGAACTTTATCTGCACCAGTAGGAAGTTGAGGTTGTTGAGGTTCTTCCTTAATTAAATCATCACCGTCTGATTGCATAACAGCATATACTAACTTCTTATCAAGTTCTAACATATTAATATAAGGATCATTAGCAAATTGCTGTCTTAAAGCCATAAGAATAGTTTCTCTGAATTCATTTGTTTTATTAAACATTTCAGCTAAATCAATCTTGCATAAGTATTTAAAATTAGCAAAAAGCTCAGGATTAACTAGAGTTATAGATTTTTTATTTTTTGGATAATCAATCTCTTCAAGTAACCTCATCTCACGCTTTATCTTTTCTTCTTTAGTAAACTTAACTCCTAATAGAGAAGTATCAAACTTTATAACTTTATTTGACATAGTACCAGCACTAGCTTTATTCTCTAAAAAGAAACTAGGATATTTTAAGCTTAATCGACCATTTACTAATTTTTCTACTTGAGGAACTGTTATGTTATTAATAATTATATCCTTCATTAAATCACCGTATCTAATCATTGATTCGGATAATGACTTACCAACACCACCAAGTATCTTTTTAGCATCAGCTCTAGCTTGTGCTACGCTATAAGCTTTTTGTGAAGCTTGGGGTAATTGTCCTGACATTGTCTCACTAATTGATTCATTATTCATTGATTTTTCTGTTTCTCTTAAAGCATTAAACCCAGTTGCCATATTTGAAGGCGGTAATAAAGGACTAACCTTAGCATTAGCATCTTCAAAGGTAATAACTGCTTTAGGAAATACTATTTCACTATTAATGGCATCAGAACCCGATATAGCAATAGGCATATCAATTTCAAGTAAAACTCTATTCATTACAGCTTCTTGCATAGCATCATAAAGCATATTATCCCAACCAAGTACATTCATCATTGACTTGTAATAGAAAAAATGCTCACCAATACGACAGTAACCAAATGGTACTTTATTATACTTTGGAGCATTTCTATTATCTCTGTGTTTTATAGGGTTATTATCAACATCGCTATCTCCCATATAAATACCATTGATAAATGGTACTTCTATATCTTCTCTTCTATTCTTATAAATCTCTTCTGCTATTAAATCTTCGTGTTCATCATCTCTAATATCATAAAATAATCCATTATCATCATTATAAACTGTTTTTATACCCGTTTGAACAAATATCCAGTTAGGATGATCACCATATTTTGCTTCCATTTCTTGATATTCTACCCATCGTCTTTCAATAATACATTTTTGTTTCTGGATATTTCTTATATAAGCATTGGTAATTAAAATTTGAGAAGCTGAATAAATAGGAGTTTTAAATCCTGACAATACTTCATCTACTATCTCTTTAGTAGTATATTTACTATCTTTATCCTTGTTCTTAATGTTCTGCATAACCTCACAATACTCAGCACCTAAATAAGTAACTGGATTTGTAAGCATTGAAAATACTATTTGTATAAAACTTGATTGATAATCAGAATTAATAGGTTGAATTAACCATTCAATTATATCATTCATAATTTCACTCATATCTTTATCTACTTCTTGACTATCATTTTGTGCTATAAATAAAGGAATTAAGAAATTAGCAGTAAGTTGAGCATGCATTGCTACGCCTTTATTCCTAGCTACTGATCTAGTTCCTCTCCATTTCCATTCTTCAGCAGGATCATCAGTGCTGTCATTAACATAAGAATTAAACATCATCTGTCCTCTATTTTGATCATTTTCTATGCTTCTATCATTAAGTTCTACCCAGCTTTTATTTAAGATTCTTATACCCTCAGTATAAGCTTTCTTAACCACTTTAGTTAAATCAGCAACCTCTTGTGAAGGCTGATAACTTGATACTGGTGTTTTTTTATCAATATTTCCTATCATTGTGGTCTAAATATATGTGTTTTATTTAAATTATTTCTTATTTGAAAACCGGAATTGGCTGGCCGGTAAATATGCGTGCCTGATTTTTTTCTTTCATCAATAGGTGAAAGTTCAAACCACATTCTCATAATAAGGCAATCTAAGTCATCAGGACTTCTGCCTATATTCTCTTTAATTTCATTTTTAGGGATTAAACGTTTTTTCCTATCTTCATCAGGCGAAGCATCTCTTAATTCAGATAATTCTTCTTCAATTTGTTCTTTTAGGCCCTCATCTTCAGTTATTATGCTTATTTCGTGATTATTCACTTTATCAGCAAGTAGCCAACCACACTGATCTTTTAAAGTAGCAAAATTCTCTTTCTCTGTTATAAATTTCAATTCCCCATTTTTTAAAACAGGTTTCTTATCAGCATTTTTTCGTTCTAAAGGACTTGAATTGGCTATAAAACCATTAATACCTCTCATTTGGTCTATAACTCCTCCACCAACTCCCACTTCATCGCCGATTGTATGGCTGTAAGGTATTTTCTCTTCAGCCAATATTTCTTTGGCTTTAATTGCCGTAATATTAGTATCCTGATTTTCCCAAGTAAAAATCTTATAGCATTTAAAACCTTTCCAAAGATACAATTTAGTTTTATTTTTTCCAAATCTTGCTATATCCATTATGGCGTATCTATCTTCACTTTCATCTATTGTATTAGTCCAAATATCCTCAATAGCATTAGTGTTAATTAATCCATCTTCTTCATCATCATAATTCCAATTGCCACCTTTTAATCTTTGTTTAGTAGCTTTATCGGTAATTTCATCTAAGCTTTCCCCGTAAGTATCAGCCGTATAATAATTATCTGAATACAATGATTGGATATAAGCGTAAGTATTATCAAGTGTTCCTTTTATAAATGGTTTCCAAATTACTCTTTTAAGCCAATTCTTTTTAGGATTACAAGTTAAAAGCAATTTAGGATGAAGATTATATTCTTTATTCAAATGTCTGCCGATACGAGTTTTAAGAACATCAAACGCCTTAAACATAATCTCACCGGATTCTTCCAACCAACCGCCAGTATATTCAGTTGAACCAAATCTTTCAAAAAGCGGGTCGCTGGGTTGATAATCAACATCTAATAAATCAATCCTGCTTCCATTTTTAAATTCAATATAATTATATTGTCCATTCAATTTCCAATCATCTCTTGGAATATTGTGAAATTTACATACTTTCTTCCAAGTTTCATAACTTGAAGCCATTAATCTTTTTAATTCTTTTCTACCGATAAACCATTTAGTTCCAGGATATTGATAGCACATTGTCAATAACCATTCACAACCCAACCAAGTTTTACCTCCACCAGCTCCTCCACCGAATAATATATATTTTGTTATTATATCCCATAACTTTTGCCAAGCTAAATATTGTTTAGGAAGCGGCTTTATTGTTGGAATTATTATTTTTTGTTCCATTTGGTATTATAAAATTAAATGCCCGTATTACTTTGCCTCCGCTTTGAATATCTACTTTATCAGTTAATCTATTTTTTAATTTATAAGCCAATTCCAATTCTGGTTTTCTATTTTTAGGTTTATTTTTAATATCGGAATACAAAGCATTATTTAAAAAATTATCAGTAAGACCTGCTTGTTCCATTAACTCTTGAAACCCTTTACTGTCGGTTAAATTTTTAGGATTTTTTGCGGTCTTTTTTTTATATTTTGCCTTAATCATTGCTTGATATACATTTCCACGGTTTTCCATGAGTTCTTTAACAGCTATTTTTTGTCGTTCAGTAGCCATATTATTATTTTTTCTTATAATTATTATTAGTTATTCTATATTTTTTAAAGTAAAAGTAGGAGAGGAAAAATATTGCTCCCTCCCCTATGTAAGTATCCATTATTTAGATGGAACGTTATTATTGCCCCCTAAAAAAGTTGGTTCTTTTCCTAGATATTTGGCAATCTGGGCATACAACTTTTATCTCTTTGAGTTTTCTGTCTTTAATGATAACAGAAACTTTGTCGTCGGGATTTCTCCACCAGCCTTCAAAGTCTTTTATCCAACCACATTCAAGGCAAACCATCATCTTGTCTTTTTTTTCCATTTCTTACTCCTTTTTAATTTGAAACCCATTTGTTGAGTTGACTTTTTAGATTTATCAATAATATCTTTCAAGTCAATGTAGCAATCTACCTTACTCCCACAAAAGAGACAAGTACTCTCTGAACCTATTTCTAGGTTTTTAGTAATTGTCAACTGAGAGAACCAAATAATAGCATTACATTCGTTACACTTGTAATTAAATGTTGTTGTTTTCATTTCTTACTCCTCAATATTATTTTAAAAGAACTTACCCTTTTTAATTGGACTACTGAGGCTAAATTTGCCCCCATGGCATATTAATCTTCATTTAATGACACAAATTCATCAGTTGTTAAACCTCCCATAGAATCTCTCCAAGCTTCTGTCTCATTTTCTTTTAATTGACCTTCTTTTATCTTTTGAGTAATTACCATTTCTCTTAACCATTTAGCTATTTCCATTTGACCTTCCCATTCATTTAAATCTTCTTGTTCTTGAATAATGCTTTCTACTGTTATAAGATTTGCTACTACTTGTGAAGAATGTTCTATGGCGTAATATATGACCTCAGCTGGATCTATAACATCTTTACCTATAGTTTTAATACCTGATTGTATTATTTGATAATGAGGTACTTTTAAAGTTTCTGTTAAAATATTCTTTGGTAGTTTCTCTGCTATTTCTTTCAAACAAAGTCCTCCGCCTTTAACATAGCCTTTCCTGAGCGCTGCTTTACAAGCATATACTGCGTCTTCAATCTTAAGTTTTTTATATAAATTTTCAGCATCAGTAGCTCCGCCAACTCTAATTACCCCAATAGCACTAGCCATACTAGCGATCCTTCTTTCCAATAATTTCTTAAATGTCTCTTGCTTTGTTTCGGCTAATTGTCCTTTTAAAGTTTCAATTCTTTCTTTAATAGGAATCTTAAGATCTGATTTCTCTTGTGTACCACCACCACCAATGGCCATGGCATCTTCTTTAGCTTCAGTATCTTTAACTACTAATTTCTCTAAAAATCCTACATCTTGTTGTCCAATATTTCTAAGCTTTTTACCAATTGCTTTATTAATAAAATTTGCTCCACAATAAACTGCTAAATCTTCAAATTGTTCTGTTCTTAAGCTTGGTGCTTTAACCGGATATATAAAATAACCTTGCTTGCTTGCTTGAACAAAATTCACTAAAACATTTTCACTAAAACTAGGCGCTATTACTATAAGTTTAGTAGTTATTTTCCCTATTTCTTGAAATCCTTTAGCAAAATCCATTACATTATCTAGGCTGTAGTTTGTAATTAAAACATTAGCATCCTTTACTACCATTTCGTATTTATTTGGATTATTAACAAATGTTTTAGCTGCTACTTTAGCCGGAAATCTCATTCCTTTAATAACTTCAGTTTCAATATTTCCTTTATATCCTTCAACTACATCTATAAAACCATCAACACCAACATCCCAAGCCATCTTAGCAATTATTTTACCAAGCTCAGCATCTTCTACTGAAATCATAGCAATATGTTCTAAATCTTCTAAGGTCTCAATCTTTTTTGCTTTATCTAAAATTGCTAATTTAACTAATTCTGTTGCCTTTAAAATTTCTTTTTTAATATCTACCACTGACGTTTTATTGCCAGTTAATTCATTCTGTTTTTCGCTAATATTAGCATAAACTTGATTAAATAAATGTCCTCCAAGTATTGTTGTTAAAGTCGTACCATCACCTACTTTTTCATTTGTTTTTTTACTTGCCTCTTTAAAGGTTTCAGCAGCGAGTCTTACATGTATATCTTTCGGATTAATACATTGCGATACCGTTACACCATCATTAGTTATTCTTGAACCTCTATTCCAGGCTCTAAAAAGTAAGACATTAGAACCAGCAGGCCCGAATGTTTTTTTTACTACTTCATAAACTGAATTTACACCTTTATAAATTACCTCTAACGCCTTTCTCCCCGTAAGGGTAATTGTTGGTTTACTCATAATTGTCTACTTGTTTTATAATTAATTTTTTTAACTTTATCTAATTTTTTACCTTTATTATCTACATAACCTATTCTAATACCCCAAATTAAAGAATTTTCTGACAATTGTAATTTAGCCAATTCTTCTTTTGTTCCTTCTATGATCACATCTACTTTTATGTCAGGAGTATTGCCCGTTGTATTCTTGATGTAATTTTCTAGATCATTTCGTGATTTATAGTTTTTTGCTTCTATTGTATTCATTTATATTCATTCTTGGGTCTCCTCTTGAAAAGAGACCTATGAAAACTGTTCCTAAGATAGTTTTCCGCTTATGATACTTCCTAAATATTCAGAAAGAGACCTAAGATGATTATTTAAGAGCTAGAATGGCGATCTTTTTTCTTATGAATTTATTATGAGTAAAGTTTATAGAGTTATTCTTTTCCACGTTTAAATGTACGAGAACTTAACTAATTAATGAACCATTCTAGCTCTTAAATAATAAAAACAAAAAAGGTAATAAAAAAATTACCTATTTATATAAAACCTGGGGAAATTTTATTTCTTTAATCATACTTTATTATATTATAAAACATATAAATAAAAATGTACAATTTTTTTATTAACAAGTTATCAACAATTACATTATGTACAAAAAATTATTTATAGTTTATAATATATTTGATCAATAAAACATATATACATGCTTAAATTAAAAATAAAAAAATATACCAGCTTTAACTACAAAACGCTGGTTTTATGTTGTGTGGAGTTTATTTTATTCTCCTTAAGCCACAATATGAAGCCAGCGTTTTTTAATTAAATATGGCAAATCCTCAAAAAGAAAATGGATACACTCAAATAGCTAATGAAATATTAGAAAAGATTATTAGTAGTGGTTTGAACGGTACTGAAATAGCTATAATTCTTTATATATTCAGAAAAACTTATGGTTATCACAAAAAAGAAGATGAAATTAGCATATCTCAATTTGAAAAATCAATAAAACATTCAAAATCAGCAATAATTAAAGCTCTTAAAAATTTACAATTAATAAATATAATAATATTA